CTGTTACAAAAATACAAATTAGATTTAACACCTTTTGTAAAACTTTCTGAGGAACAAAAAGGACTCAACAGAGAGCAAACAAAAGAAAAAGTTTATGAGATGTTATCTGAGGTCATAACTGCTGATAGCAAAATGACTAAAGGTGCATTGATTAAATATGTCAGAGATAATTGGACTGAAAAAACCATTATGTCTGATGTAGGTCGAGTGGCTAGTAAAGTTATAAATGAAAAGACTGGCAACTCATTTAGCAAATGGCAAATTTGCACAACTCAAAGACATATTAGAAAGGTAAAATAGATATGCCATTAATAAGTAAATATGCACAAGAAAGATACAAAGCAATTAATTTAGCTTTTGCACAAGACCAAATTAATAGACCAGAACTTTATGCAGAGCCTATTAACTTTAGAATTGGGAAAGCATTTGTTAAATTGTGTTACAAAAAATATCCAAACCATAGTTGTTACAAAAACTTTAAAGAAGTTGGTGGTGGTTTAGATAATGGTTATGGGTATAAGATAATAACAAAAAATGGTCGTAGTTTTAAAAGACGATTTTTTAATATTAACACCCATGACTATAATAATGATTGGAAATGGAAAGACCTTGTTCATACACTTGCACATTATGTTGATAAGACTGGTAAACATACTGATGACCAAGCCTCTATTGAGTGGGGTATAACTAGACTTGCTATTGATACTTGGTTAGCAAAAAACAAGTTAGCCAATGAGCAAGATAAGTTAAAACCAATCAAACCTAAAGAGGATAGGGTGGTTAAAAAATATAAACAGATGATAGTAAGACAACAGGTTTGGGAAAAGAAAGCCAAGTCTGTTAAAACTTACTTAACTAAAGTGAATAAAGAAATAAAGGTGTATCAAAAAAGACACCAAGATAGACTAGAGGGTGTGGCTTAGTCCACACCTCTAACAAAATCATAATCAATTCTCGATACTGGAATACTATATTGTAACTTTGGTTTTTGTCTTAGCACTTTACTTTGTGCAGGTACGTTAGGATTCCATTTTCTAATAGAACCATTGTGCATTAATAAAAATTTTAAAGTACCATCTTTTAGTTTTGCATAGTGCATACCATCTACACTTGGATATTTTTCTTTTGTGTTTTTTCTCATTAAAAAAACTGCTTTGGTAGAACATTCATGTATGCAAATTATATTATCTGGGTCATCAAGATAATTGCTTAATATAATATGTTCTGGTTTATCCTCGATAGGGTCGCACAATCTAATGTTTGGGCTTTCACTATCACTGCCACTAACATGACCATGTATCATTAAGGTTGAGTTCATTGGTTCATACACTTGAAACCACTGCACACCCAATACCTCTGCAACCTTATGTGCCATGTGATGGTCTAACCCTCTTTTGTTATTTATAATCTTATTAAAGTTTATGTGGTCTTGCCCAATAGCCTCACACAATTCTTTTTGTGTCATACCTTTTTCTCGAAGTATGTTTTTTATACTATTTTGTCTTATCATTACTAATTAATCCTTTAGTTGTTAATGTAGCCAAGTATAGTCAAAAAATACCACTATTGTCTAGCCCTAAAACGACCCATAATGAGTTATTATAAATTTGTCTAAATTGTGTTGCAAATAGGCTCGAATCACTAATTAGTACAAATAGCCAAATTGGATATTGACTTTTTGGCTCAAATAAAGGTACTAAATTATATGTTATTAAAAGAATATAAAGAAACCAATAATCTTACATTACAAGAACTTGCAACCCAATTTGGAGTAACTGGGCAGAATCCCAGACAAACCATACGCAGATGGGTTGAGGGTCTAAGAATACCAAGAGTGCATTTCATGGACAGAATTGAAAAAGCAACAAATGGCAAAGTTAAATTTGAGGACTTAGTTAATGGATATAAGAAAAAGCAGGTCAGTTAAGTTAGGCAGTAGGTTAGATTTAAAAATTAAATTTTTAGAGCCTAATTTTATTGAGTCTAATCTTACTGACGCATACGCACAATTTATAGATAGGACATCTACGATTGAGTGCAACAAATCTTTAGATGATGAGAATATTGGAAAGAGTATTTTACATGAACTAATCCATGCCATGTTATCAGAGGCACACTTAACTATTGAGGGTCAACCTCTTGCTGATGATAAAGATGAGGAATCAGTGGTAGCAAACATGGAAACACAAATGTGGCAATTCTTTGCCCATAATCCAATGGAGTTAGGTCTTATCTTTTATTCAATATTAAAAAGAAACCCAGATGTAACAAAAGCAATAGGAAAAATTAGATGAGTACATTTCATAAAGATTTAGAAACTGGTGGGGAATTTGAAAGCAGGTTGTGTGTGATGATACAAAAAAGATATGCAACCGCAGTTAGAATACCATCTGAGTTCTCTGACTATGATATTTACATTGCTGAAACTAATAAAAAGATTGAGTGCAAGTACGACAAGAAAGCAAGTGAGACTGGTAATATATTTATAGAACTTAAATCAAATGACAATCTTAGTGGTATTTTAAAAAGTAAAGCTGATTATTATTATATTGATACTGGTTTAAAACTTTATTGCATACCATTAATTAAGTTGTTTGAGTGTGTCATCTTAGAAAACATCAAGCCTACAAAACATCTAGTCAGTCAAGGTGATTACGAAATGGAAATGACTGGGTGCATTATACCAGTAGATATATTTCAAAAGTATTGCATACAAATACAACCAACATTGATGAAGTTAAACTAATGGGTAAGGTTGTTGACATACTAAGTGGCAAGGAAACATTTGATTATCACCCATTGCCAAACAAAAAGTACAAAGTGATATTGGCAGACCCTAACTGGCAATTTTCAACATGGTCATCTAAAGGTAAGGGCAGGTCTGCTGAGAAACATTATGAAACCAATACAGTTGATGAGATAGGTCATTTAGAAATAGAACACCTTGCAGATAAAGATTGTGCATTGTTCATGTGGGTTACTGACCCAATACTACCAATGGCAATTAATTTAGCAGGTTGGTGGGGATTCACTTACAAGACAGTTGCCTTTACATGGTGCAAGGTCAACAAGATTAAAGACACTTATTTTAAAGGCATGGGTTACTACACTAGGTCTAACCCAGAGATGTGTTTGTTGTTTACTAAAGGCAAACCCTTAGAACGCATGGACAAGAATGTTGACCAATTAGTTGTTACAAGAATAAGAGAACATAGTCGCAAACCAGACGAAGTTAAAGACAGTATACATAGACTATTTGGTGATGTGCCTAAAATAGAATTGTTTGCCAGAGAACAATATGACCCAAAGAACTGGGATTATTGGGGTAACGAAATTAATAAGTTTGATGATGAAGAAATAGAAATTGAGGTGGAACTTGAGTAACGCATTAAAAGTTATCATCATTGGTTTGTTAATATGGCTATGCTTAGAGTACAGAGAGACTAGACATAACGAGTGGTGTTCAACTGAAATAGACATACTGAAAGAGCAACTAAGCTCAATCTATTACTATCATGGGCTTAATGATGAATGAGTATGAAGATAAATACTTAAAGCCAGACAAACGATTTACAAGGGTTAGTCATAGTTATTTAAAACTGCCTATGTCTTGCCAAGCCAAAGTTTTATTCTTGTTATTATTACAGTTCTATCAATTTAATAAAGATGGAGTTCACCCAAGCCAAAGTTACCTTGCAAAGAACATGGGTCTTAAAACTAGGAAGTCAGTCAACAAGTATGCCAAAGAGTTGCAGGACTTAGGATTATTAGAGTGGGAACAAACTAAGAAACAATCTGGCACTGCAAACCACTACTATCTTGATACTGAGAATAAGGTGAGATTAAGACGATTAAGAAAGAGTGTAGCCAAGACATTGAAGAAGAAAGCAACATTAGTATCACTAGAGCTAGTGAAGAAAGAAATGGCATAGGGCATGGGTACTACAGTACACATGGGTGGTGTACTACAGTACCCACTAATAATACTTATTAAATATACTAAAAGAGAGAGGCTAAGTATTTAGATGGATTTGTATAAACTATTTATAGAAAACCAACCCAAAGAAACTATGAAGAATAGATTAAAAAGAGAGTTGAGTAAGATTACTAAGCATAGCAACCCTGCATATATTAATGCAATTAAAAGAAATAAAAAACAAACCCTCTATAATGAAATGATATTGAAATTAAGGGCAGAAATACATGAGAGTAAGAAAGCAGACATAATTGCTGAATATTTACGCAAACAAGCAGAGTAAGGACATAATGGTTACTATTACTGAGATAATAGACCTCTTTGAAACATTTTGGTTGGTCGATAAGCATCTACCATCTGTAAAACCAAAAGAACTAAAGATGGGTACTATGAAATGGGATTACAGACGAGAGTTCTCTGATATGGTACATAGTAAGAAGTGGAAAGAGAAACCTAAGTACCAACATATCCTTTTAAAAGAAGATATAGACGCATACAACACTTGTACTGACTTAGGCTTAACCTTACCACTGGAAGATAGAAAGCTATTGTATATGAGACCACATTGCAGTTACAGAAAGTTAGCCAAGATATACGAAGTAAGCCATGAAACAATACGCAATCGTTATCTTGATATTGTCATAGACATTGTAAACAAAATAAATACATCTGGTGCGAGTTCAATTAAATCTTATCTGATATTGACGAAATAGACTAAATTGTACTAACTTTAGTGTAAGATTAGCGAAAGGGTATGTTCTATGCCCTTTAATTCAATTAAAACAATATTATAGGGAACGAATCATGGAAGAAATTAAATGGTGGATTAATGATAAATGGACTGACTTTAAATGGTGGTTCATAGATTTAGATACAAAAAAGAAAGCAATCTTTTGTATTGTTGTAATCATTATCATTGCAGGTCTATTGGTTAATAATGGCTAAGAAAAGCAAAGCAGTTATAGACGAAGTTATAAAGGGTGTGATGAATGGTAGAACTATTAAGAAAGTTCTAGCAGGATTGAAAGACCCTATATCATTTCAAGCATGGTCTAACTGGTTAGCCAAAGACCAAGACTTACTTAATCGTTATCATCAAGCAAAGATTAGTGCATTGGACTTTCAATTAGCAGAGGTTAAAGACGAACTAGATAAATGTGTTGCAGATAGCATAGACCCTAAAGCAGTGAGCATGAGTAGGGTGAACTTATTAAAGATTAAATCAGCTAATATTCAATGGGAATTGAGCAAATTGATGCCTAAAAACTATGGAACGAGCCAACAAATACAAGTTTCTACACCTAAAGATGAGGCATTTACAATCAGATGGAAAGAGTGATAGGGTAATAATATCAACACCTTGCTGAGCAAACTACCGCAAATCGAAACATAAATATTGACCAGATTTTATGAGTCTAAATGTAGTATGTGTCAGCTTGATACATACAAGATATAGATAACCGCAGAAAACTAGGAAATATTGTAGAAAATATATTGTGTTCACCTAAAAAGAAGTGAACTATGTGTGCTAAGTTATTGAAATATATAGGCTTAACCTATTTAACTTAAATAGATATGTCTGAATTTTTGGCAGTTTTCTGCCAGATACTACATATAGTATGCAATTTGGTCTGACATACCACATATAGGGGGGTTTTTTTTGAGATGACACCCCAAATATTATTGGCGGTCTGGTGCATTGTCATTGGGTAGTTGCCATATCCAGAACAAGGGGATTTACATGGATTTTAAAGGACATTACATATTCAACGTATTATTAGATGATGAATCTGATTTGGTCGTACTTACAGTAGGGGGTTTTGGGTCTAATGCAGACAGAGAGGCTTTTGCAGATGATTTGCACTATACCTTATCTGAGAAAAAACTTGAGCTATATAGCCAAAAAACTGAGGATATTAAAGATTTCTTAGAATTGCTAGATTTAAAGCCAAAAACAGCAACCATACACTAAAAATTTTATTATAGTACACATTTGACAATGTAGCCAAATATGGCTATTGTTTGTTAATTAAACATTAACAAGGAGTCGAATATGACAAATTATAAAGAAAAAATAACTAACGAATTAATGTCTCATAGAGATAAGTTAATTCAAGAATGTACTAAAACTATTGTTTATCTATACAATTCTTTTGATAAAGAATGGACTATGAACACTGAAATCTTATCAAGACGAGGTGCAGGTGAGTGGTTTTTTTACGAACACCATAGAGACAATGATTGGTTTGCAATTTCTAAGTCTGAAAAATATGAGTGGACTGACCCACATCACTATAGACAAGTTAGAGATTGGGACACCAATCAGATGGTAAAACAACACATAGTGCGTACAGTAAGAGATATAACTTTTCGTAAGTTTATGACTAAAGAAGAAGTTATTAAACTTGCAGAAAAAAAAGCAACTGAAAAAGTTGACAATATGTTGTCTTACTACAAACAAAGATTGCATGAAAAGTTAGATGATACTAATGAGGCACAACCTATTACTAAATTAGAAATAGTAAGTTTTGCAATACATGATGTTTATTATCCAAAAACTAGAGTTATAGTTGAAGTGCAAAATGGTGCTAAGTGTGAGTTGACAACTAAAGTTGTTTGGAAAGTATCAGTAAATGGCAATGAGTATTTTCAAATGCCAACTACTTTTCATAATGCTTTTGACCCTAAAGGTCGTAAAGTTGCTAGACCTAGCTTTGAGGCATTTGCTTATGCAATATGTGATAACAAAGAGGCTTACACTGACTTAGTTAGAGTAAGAAAACACAACGAGGCAGTGCAAAAAGATATAGATAATTGTAACGAAAAGTTTTTGAACAAGTTTAACCAAATGCAAAAAATGTATATGGAAGAATTAAATAAACACCAAAGAAACTTTACAAAAACTCAAGCACAAAGAGATAGCGAAAAAGGAAGAAAAGAAATCGCTGAATACATAAGTAGTAGAGTTGCTTAAACTTAAATAAATAAAACGAAAAGAGGGTCTTAATTGACCCTTTTTTTGTACCTAAATTATGCCAGAGATTGTTTTAGATTACACACCAAGAAAATATCAAAAAGTATTACATGAATTAATTGATAACCATAGGTTTGTAGTCGCAGTATGTCATAGACGTTTTGGCAAAAGTTATGCAATGACGCAACACTTTATTCGTGAGGCATTGAAAACCAAAAAAAAGAACTGGCGAGGTTATATTGTTTGTCCAACAATAGGTATGGCAAAGGCTATTCATTTTGATTACTGGCAGATGATGGCAAAACAGATACCTAATGTTAAATTTAACCAGTCTGAACTATCCTGCACGTTTCCAAATGGTTCTCGTATGCAGTTGGTTGGTGCAAATGATGGTGGTGAAAGATTAAGAGGTCGATTTATTGACCTATGTTGTCTTGATGAGTTCCAAATGATGACAGAGGAACTATTTAATCAGATTGTTAGACCTGCAATGGTTGATAGAGATAACTTAGATGGTGAAAGAACGAGGTGTATCTTTATTGGAACACCTAAGTTGCAAAATATTTTATATAAAACTTTTAAATATGCTGAAAGTGATGAGAGTGGTGATGAGTGGGCAAGTATGCTTATGCCAGTTTCACTGACTAAAGTCGTACCTCAAGACGAATTGGAACAAGCCAAGAATACAATGGGCATGGACAACTACAATTCTGAGTTTGAGTGTAGTTTTGAAAGCAATTTGTCTGGCAGTTATTATGGTGCGTATGTGCAAAAGGCTTATGATGAGGGTCGTATAGGCAAAATTGATGAGGATTTAGATTTAAAGACTGAGGTTTACATAGATTTAGGAATTAATGACGCAACGTCTTTATGGTTTGTGCAAAGACACAAACATGAATATAGATTTATTGATTTTTTAGAATATCAAGGTGAGGGTTTGCAGTATCTTGCAGATGTTTTAGAGAAAAAATCTTATGATTACTCAAGAATAGTTTTACCACATGATGTTAGGGTGCGTGATTTATCATTAGGTGTATCAAGACTGCAAATATTACATGAACTAGGGGTCAAAGACACCGAGATAGCACCCAAGTTGCCAGTTGCAGATGGAATTGCAACAGTAAGGCATAATTTTGAAAATTTTTGGTTTGATGAGGGTAGATGTGCAGAGGGCATTAACCATTTAAAGTCATATACCAAAGTTTATGACTCCAGACACCGAGTTTACAGAGATAGACCTGCCCACAACGAGCATAGTCATTGTGCTGACGCACTAAGATATGGCATGGCACTGATGGGCACTGCTAATAGAGGTGATTGGAACGAACCACTTAAAATAGAAACAATAGGATTAGTATAATGGGAAATTATGGTTATGGACAACCTAGAAGAACTAGGAAAAAAAATAAAAAAGAAGAAGAAAAGAAAAAAACTAAGGGCAATAAAAAATAATGGCTAAAAAGAATAAAAAGATGATGACTGCTGACGCAGTAAAGTCTTTAGTAGGTAAACATATTGCCAATGCTCAAGGTTTTTACTCTGGCAATCTTTCTAAGACTAGGGAAACTGCATTAGACTACTATCTTGGTAACCCAATGGGTAATGAGATTGATGGTAGGTCAAAAGTTATATCTAGTGATGTATCTGACGCAATCGAACCATTGATGGCAAACCTTATGCGTATTTTTACGCAATCAAATAAGTTGTTCCATTGTGAGCCAGTGGGTACGGAAGATGTAGAGATAGCAGAACAATCAACTGATTATATCAATCATATCTTTTTTAAGAAAAATAATGGTTGGGTGATACTACATAACTTTTTAAAAGACGCATTGTTAGAAAAGAATGGTTTTTTAAAGGTGTACCATGAGTACACTGATAAAGTTACTAGAGAAAGCTATTATGGTTTATCAGATGATGAGTATGCAATGCTTATTGATGATGATGGGGTTGAAGTTGTAGAGCATACTGAGTATGCAGATGACAAATCAACTGGCGATTACGAGCAAGAGCCAGTTGCACCTATGGGTATGCAAGAACAACCACCAGTTGACGATATGATGGCAATGATGGGTGCAATGGGTGGCGATATGCCAATACAAATGCCAGAACCTATGTTGCATGATGTTGTTATTCATAGAATAGATAAAAAAGGCAAAACTTGTATTGAGGGTATTCCACCAGAGGAAATTTTAGTTGAAAGCAACGCAAAAAACATTGATGACGCAAATTTTATAGCACAAAAGAAAATGATGACTCGTGGCGAGTTAATAGAATTAGGTTTTGATAGAGATATAATAGACACACTGCCAACAGAACGAGTTGAGGACATGAACACTGAATTTCAAACTCGTCATAGCGATATACACAATAGCATACAGAGAGACATAACTGATGAATCAACCCAAGAGGTTGAGGTCTTTGAATGTTATGTTAAGTGTGATTATTCTGGCACTGGTAAGTCTGAACTAAGAAAATTTGTAGTCGCAGGTAACAATGGTGAAACTTTATTGTCAGATGAACCTTATGATAGTTTTCCATTTGTAACTGCAACACCAATTATCATGCCACATAGATTGTATGGTCGTTCAATAGCAGAGCTAGTGCAAGACGTACAATCAGTTAAGACTTATGTGATGAGAGCTTTAAATGATAATATTTATGGTATTCAAAACAACAGACTTGCTATTGATGATAGCAGAGTAAATGTATCTGATATTCTGTCTAACAGACCAAACATGATTGTTAGAACTAAGGGTAATCCAATGGAGTCTATACAGACTATGCCAGTACAACCAATAGGTGATACTGCATATCCATTGCTCACATATTATGATGAACTAAAAGAGCAAAGAACTGGTGTATCTAAAATCAGTCAAGGTTTAAATGCTGATGCACTAAATACTAAAACATCAACTGGTTTAAACCAAGTAA